CAGGAAAGACTCCGAGAGTACCTATCAATAAGGTATGGACAGTAGGTGTCCTCTGCCTGTATGTTTTGCTGATATGATTATCATATCATAAGGCGATGGGAATGTATATGAGGTTTAATGTAATGCGTTTAAATCCGCCTTTTTAAGCCTTTTATTTTTTATAGAAACAATTCCCACCAACCACCTGATAGCTGGAGTAGCTGTCGTAGTTTGCTGATTTGGTCGAGGTAAAATAAAGGTAGTCGCCTATCTGATTCTCCCCGGCGAGCGCTGCCTTTGCCGCCTTGGTGGCAGTAGAGGACGGTCCTCTATCGAGATATTTGTCAAGCAGGCCGGAGGTCGCGCCTGGGAACTGTCCGTCCGCGTAGATAACGCTGGAGATGGATTTGCCCCATTTGCCAGATTTGACGCGGTTGACGATCAGACTTCCGACTGCCAGATAGCTTTCATAGGATCCGCCGTTGGCTTCCATCGTGAGGCAGGCGGAGAGCAGATAAACGTCGCTCTCGGAGGCGGAGATCACGTAGGCTGATTTTGCGGCTGGTGCAGCCGTGCTCTTTTTCGAAGAGCTTCCAGAATTTCCAGATTTTCCCGAAGTCTGGGAGGAACCTTTAGCTGCGTTTGCTTCTGCCTGCGATTTCGCGGCTGCAATCTGGGCTTCTTCGGCGGCTCTGGATGCCTGCTCAGCTTCTTCAGCAGCCTGTCGTGCCGCCTCCAGCGCTGCCATCTCAGCCTCA